CATATTCGGAAACGTCAACCGCGCCAACTATTAATAGCAATATTGTGACATTAAATTTAGCTCTAGGTACAATTTTCAATATAACACTCGCGAGTAACATTAATAGTTTCAATTTCCTAAATATTCCAACAGGTGTGAATTCATTAATGTTAATATTAAAACAAGACAGTACAGGCGGTAAAACGGTATCATGGGTGCTGGGCGGCGGCAAAACTCTTAGATGGAGCGGTGGCGCACCGACTATAACATCTACAGCGAATGCTACTGATATTTATTCGTTTATGAGTTTAGATGGGAATATATGGTATGGATCCGTAGCTGGTAAAAACTTCGTTTAAAAATCACCACCTTGTACTACATCAACATCGCGTTGAATAAAGTCATTCATGGTATTATTGATATTATTTTTGACAATATTTTTTACTTGATTTATAGCAACAGAAGGAGGTTGCACAATTTGTGCTCCGTCTCCTCCTTCACCTTCTTCCGGACCCACTGAAAACCCTCCATATATGTCTGTGTTATTAACAGACATATCAAAATATAGTTTACTTTCTTCATCCGTACTTCCCGGATAACTTTTTCTTGGTGATGGTGATGAACCTGGTATAGACATAAATTAAAAATCTCCTCCATCGTCGAATGGATCTTCAATGGGCAATTCATCAACACCGCCATCCAATGCATCTGCACCGTCACCCACATAATCCCCCAACTCATCAGGGAAATTGACTCCCACTAAATTTTCTATATATGATGCAGGTATATTTACATTTATAGGATCTTCAGTAATATTCGTTGATAACAATCCAGCAAATGTATCATCATATACTTGTTCATTCTTCGATTCACCAGATATACCAGGTTGGAACGAATATTCTAACCGTTTAGCGGCGACGCGCCATGTGTAATGACCACCTAGCGGATTGATGTCAGATATATCTTGGTCTCTTCTTTCGGTAATAATAAAATAATTACCTGCTCTTTCATGAGGTCTGGTACTACCATATTCTTTCATGCAGAACACGTCACCAGCTTTAGGCTCTATAGATTGATTTAGACTTGTGTATACCCAATCATCTTCGAAAATCCTTTTATAACCTTGTATAGAAACGAATGCAGTTATTTCATCTTCAGCATTAAATCCAAATTTTGATAATGCTAAAGATGACTCATTTAAATTAATAATCATCTTTATTACGTAAGGCCCGTGATACACCATGGTTGGTTGTTCGCCATATAAATTATCTGCACTAATAGGTTGGTACGTATTAATATAATAATCTACTTTTTGACCTAAAAGATTTATAGACTCTTCAACAGAATTTTGAATCAATTGCATGTCGGGCTGCAAACGCGTTTTGTCGTACAGTTCATAACATAGACTGCCGTTTCCTGCTCCCGAATAATAGCATGTATAAGTAGACATATTATTTGTTTGTCAATACAAATTGACCAGTATTATTCATTGATAAAAAAATTTGATTTGTTGAATCACCTGATCTACCCAATGCTACTTTTTCACCCTTTTGTGTTGGAAATTTATGCTGAGGATATTTCTTTACGAGATAGTTTTTAAATAAAGGAGTTACAACTAAAAATGAAGCTACTCCTGAACGTAAATTTTTCAAAGCTTCTTCAAATTCATTTTCACTTTTGTTTACCGCATAGGTCATATTTGGTTTTGTTCCGTCAAAACCCGCAAATGCATTTGTATGAAAAGGATTGCGTTCACCTTTTCTATTTTCAAAAAAGAATTCCTTAAAAGTAGGAAACATAATATTATTTATGTTTAAACAAAAAAAGAGACTCTATTTTCATAGAGTCTCTTAAAGATATTATAAAAATTTAAATTAAGAACCGAATATTGTTCCTGCTGTACTGAATCCAGCTACTTTATTGCTTTTGCTTTGAAAGGTATCAGCTTTAGCACCGAGTGGTTTTGGTTCGGCTTGAAGCGGTGCAACACTGCCAGTGTGCGCTTTTCCACCAGCTGCTTTATACTTAGATGAAACCTTATTGTCTCGTTTTTGAAGTGTTTCGGGCTTTGCTCCAAATGGCTTTGGTTCGGCTACTACTTCAATAGATTCACCCATCGCGCCTTCACCTTCTTCTTCTCCTTCTTCCCCGCCTTCGCCATCTAATTCACCTTCTTCTTGCCCTTCTTCTTCACCTTCTTCACTAACGCCACCCATGGCTCCTTGGATAAGGTCAATGAGTTTTTCAGCAGTTGCACGATCAAGTGTAATAGTGACTTGGTCGCCACCAACATCTTCACCGCCCATATCATCACCAACATCAATACCCAAATCTGCAGCGTCATCACCGCCACCAAATTCAGAACCGGACATTACATCTTCAAATAGTCTGTCGAATAAAAACTTACTCATATTGTTTGTATTTATACTTTCTTTTGCTACTTTTTCACAAGAGTCGCAACTTTCTTCCCTTTTTGAGAGATCAGTTTCTTTTGGTGTTGGTACTCCCATAGATGCTACTCCTTTTTTACCAGCAACTGTTGGTGGCGTCATATATGGATGAATCTTCTTATCAGAGGCTTTCTGAAATGTTGGTGTGTCATTTTTGTTCATATAGGTAACTATTTATACATGGCAAGACAAAAAGTCTATTTGAATAATCCCAATTTGCCGACTGTCGACGCACAGTTTGATTATGGCATTGAAGAGATTAAAGAAATTAAAAAATGTCAAGATAATATCTTACATTTTGCTGAAAATTATTTTTATATCATCACAGATGGAGACAAAATAAAAATACCACTTCATACATATCAAAAAAAATCATTGCGCATGATGAGGGATAATCGCTTTTCATTGTTATTATTTGCCAGGCAAAGTGGTAAAAGTACTATCTCTACTATCTATTGTTTGTGGACAGCTTGTTTTAATGAACATCAGAATATTTTGATTGTGGCGAACAAAGAAAGCACGGCAAAAGAAATTTTTAAACGAATACGGTTGGCTTATGAAGAGTTGCCTAACTGGCTTAAGCCGGGTGTTAAAGAATATGGTAAAGAGTCCATGGAGCTAGCTAATGGATCTCGCATAGGTATTACTACAACAACAGGATCAGCAGGCCGCGGTAGTTCAGCTAATTTATTATTTGTCGACGAAGCGGATTGGATTGAACCACATTTATTAGAAAGTTTTTGGGCTTCCGTATATCCTATAATTTCAAATTCTAAAAAATCTAAAATTATTATGGCGTCTACGCCTAGAGATACATCTGGGCTGTTTTTTAAATTATATGACGGCTCAGTAAAAAATGAGAATAGTTGGGTGAATATGAAAGTACCTTGGTATGATGTACCTGGTCGCGATGAAAAATGGAAAAAAGAAACTATGGGTTCATTAGCATCACCAGAAGATTTCTTAAGAGAATTTGAATGTATTTTTGATGAAGTGGGTGAATCTTCAATTAATGCATCGACCTTTGATTCTTTAAGAACTAAAGCATCACCACCCGAATATGTTTATATGGAAGGCTCTTATAAAATATGGGAGCTGCCAAAAGATGGAAAACTTTATGTTGCTGGTGTGGATGTAGCTGAAGGAGTAGGCAAAGATAATACAGTAGTTCAAATTCTTGATTTAACAAATTTGAGAGCTATTAATCAAGTTGCAGTATACACCTCAAATACAATATCTCCTATTGAGTTTACTAGTAAATTACATGAGATACTGCAACAATGGGGATCACCTTTATTATTAGTTGAACGAGATAAATGTGGTGCACAGGTAGTTGATAACTTACGAAAAGATTATCTCTATGAAAATATAATATCATATGGATTCAAAGAATTGAATCGCAGTACAGTACCATTGGGTGTTGTTTGCCACACAAATACAAAATATGATAATGTTACTAATCAAAGATATTGGATTAACACTATTGATGCTGTACGTATAAATGATTTGCAGACGGTAGAAGAGCTTAGGGATTTCGTTCGTTTGCCTAACGGAACATGGAAAGCAAAACAAGACAAACATGATGATAGAGTGATGTCATTAGGATGGGCTTTGTTAATATTGCATGAAAAATTGATTTCGAAATATTTTGAGGTGATAGCAACAGATGAAAATAACAAACCAGCATCTATCAGACCTTATGATTGGGGGGTGGGTGCTACAAAGAATCCAAATTCATTTTATATGAATGAAAATGACAGTGGTGTCTATAATGTTATACCGACCATGTTTGGTAATCAGATGTATATTGATAACGATTTAAATGATATGATGCAATCTGGATGGAAACCTCTGCAATGATAAATAGAAGCATGAGAAGCTTTAAAGATTATTTTATTTTAATGGAGAATGCTGATACCACAAATAAGCATTTGACTCATCTAGATGAATTAGTTTTAAAGAAGGGAAAAGAAGGAGCAATTAAAACATTGCAATATATTTCTGTTTTATTGGATATGTTAAAAAGTAATACAGATAGAAAGATTA